TGATGTGGATAGCTGAAAATCTGCAACACGATTTTCTTGTAGCTTTTCTACATATTCATCAAAGTCTGTTAGTGCCATTATTTTTCAATTGTTGCTAATGAACCAAATAATTCAGGTGCAGTTGCAGAAGCAGGAATAAACATAAGTGACAAACAAGCATCAGGATTTATTACTGGAATACCAGGCAATCCTGTTGTGTAATCTCTCCATCCCATTGTACCCGCTGCACCTACAGGAATCCAAGCCAAAGGTTGTGCAATGGTAATTCCAAAATTACCAGCCGTACCAGTTGTTGCAGTTAATTGTACCGATTGAATAGATTGTATGCCACTATCACCCGCTGCTAAAGGTATGCGTTGCATTCTTGTAACCTCACGAAAATTCGTTGCACCTATGTTAATAGTTGATGTTCTACTTCCCGTCCCACCTTGATTTGTGTAGGTCATTGTTAGGGTTGTAGATGTTATGCCTATGATTGTGTAAATCTCATAAAATGCAATATTCCCCGCCCCGCCTGTGTTACGTGTAAGGGCAGGTGAAGCAGGTGAACCCTGAACCGTTTGAGCTGCGGTTGATATACCCGAAAGTCCTCCAATGTGAAACAACCTATCGTAAAGTAAATAAACACCTGCAACAAGTGGCGCTATTGATGCGCCTATTAAATGCTTATCCCTACTACCACCTGGCGGGGTAAATGGAATTGCGCCTGTTGTAGCATCAGTAGGTATTGCACCCGAAGTAGGTACGGCACCGCCCGCAGGCATACCATCGTATTGCCACAAAGAGCAACCTCTACCTGCAATGGGTGCAGTTGCTGCAACACCCGACACACGTGGTACTTTGTGAAAGAATATGTTTTCAGGTGAGCCGTTATTACCGCCCGATTGTCTATTGATTAAATCGGATAAATCTGTTATTGCTGCCATGTAATTCCGTTTGCAATCGCATGGGCTTTTGCCTCTACGATTAGGTTAGCTAAATTGTCAAGATTAACTCCCGATTGATATACTAAACCACCTACCTGTGGAAGTATCTCAAAACATTCATTGCTTATTTGCAAGCCCCAATCACCGCTATCGGATAGGTATAGGATTGATTCGGTTTTACGTATTACTCTCATATCTTATTAGGCTAAAGGATTATGATTATGAAATAGTAATACTGAGTGATGTAACGGTAACAGTGCCACCATTTACAATGCTGGCATTGTCAATAATTGCATCGGCACCAGATGTGCCTACGCTAACATCCATTACATTACTGCCTCCGGTGATGCGTGCCCATCCGGCTGTGCCGGTTGCACCTGCTGTGGCGCTCCATGTGTTTTGTTTGGCTATGCTGCCACCTGATGCAGCTGCCCAAGGATTGGCTGGCAAGGTAATTGTAGCCAATACGGTACCGGTGGCGGCATCATTTGCGCTGGCAGGTTGTGATCCTGTGCGTATTTCCATTGTGCTGCCGGCAGGAAACTGTGTGCTATACACAGCGGCCTGGTTTGTTCTTAAAGTTGTGTTTTTGCGAAAAGCCATGATTATTAATTATTAATTGTTTGAACATTAGATGAACTGCCGTTTTTCAGCTCGATAATATTTTGCGCGGTAACAATGCCCAGCAGCAGCATAATGCCGCATAGGTCAGCCACAAGAAAATCAAAGGCATTGCTTATATCTACATACTTGTAGTGCAGGTAAAAAACGCACAGCATAAGGCTAAATGCGCTGAGCTTTCGCGCGCTTAAACCTTGTTTATTATTAAAAAATGAGTTGTATAAATCAGCTAGCACTTTTTTCATTACGTTCTAAAAATTTAAGTAGCGCATACGTGGCGCTAACCAGTGATGATTCTTCGTTTTTTAGCTTGTGAAAATTTTGGCTGAGTGTGATGAGTTGATTTTTCATTTCATCAATCTTTACTTCCATGCGGCCAAACTCTTTGGTAAGCTGATCAATTTTACTGCCCTGAACATCTTCAATCTTCTGCACACGCACTTGCATATCTTCTTTGGCAATCTCGAGGGTTTTAAATTTGCTGGCATAAATGGCTGCTAATGCGCGTAGCGACACGCCAAGAACTAAGGTAAGGAAACCATTAACAGCGAGTAATAGTTCAGTGCTCATTATTATAGTATTACGGATGATGATTCGTCAGTATTAAGTTCATCTTCTGCAGTCAGGCGTATGTATTCTTCGCTTTGTGCCCACAGAGGATATTTGTTAAGATTAGCAAACAGGTATCGCATCAGCTCGGCTTTGTACTGGTTAGCTGCTGCAATGGCGTTTACTTTAAGTTCAGCTATTTCGCTGGCGGTAGCCGGTATGCGGTTGCGGCTCATTTCTTTACCATTGGAAATGTAGCTGGTTATCATCAGGCCTTCGGCAGTGGTTTTTACATTTAACCTGCCTAGCGATTTTACAATGGATGCATTGGCTATTACATCCTGAATGTAGGGTAGCAGCTTGGCGTTATCTTCGCTTAATGCGAAGGTTTCTTTTTGAAATTTTAGCTCATCATACAGTGCCTGACCTAACAAGTAACGTATGTCAAATTTTTCTACCTCTGCTGCAAATGGTTTTACGGCTTCGTATGTTCTGCGGCTATTGCCTATGGGATAGGTTCGATTAAAGATGGCGGCATTGTGCACAAATAGTGATACGGATGCTTTCTCCTGGGCGCTATCTTTCCATGCAGCAAATTGCGTGTGGGTGCGGTTTTCTATCAAATAATCAAGTGCAGATTCCAGGGCATTGTATGCCATTTCCAATTGTGCTTCTTCGTATTCAAGTTTTTGCCATTGAAATATTGGTTTGCTGTTTTGCCCTTCTTTTTGGAACAAACCGGATGCACCTAGCTGGGCAAGCAATACCGGCAATGCTTGCGCCAGTGCCAGGTGCGAAATATAGTTACCTAACATTTCGATAAGTGCTAGTTCTTGAGCAGTAAGCGTGGGCGATGGCATGGCTGCGTTATAGCGTGAAGCCAAACCGGTAATAAATGTACTGCCAAAAATGCGCTGCACATCGCCCATTTGTACCTTGGTGATGTATGGTTTGATGATATCGAAATCGAAATCACCGGTTACAGTAACATGAGTGCTAAAATCATCAAGGTTCTTAACTAGCAGGTGCATTATTGGTAGATGTGTTAGGTTGTAATACTTCTGAAGCTGGCGGCAATACACCAAAGCGTAGATTTGGATAGCGCTTATACCATCCATTGTAGCGTGCTACGAATACGAATGGTGCTAGTGTTATCATTTGGTCGCTGGCAAATGTGGCCGTGCTAATGCTGAATGAGTTTTTCTTTTCGCTGCCGCTATTCATGGTGCGATTTTGGTTTGCAAAACCACCAACGGATGAGGGGTCAACACCCATACCCATGAATATTTCATTAGCGAGCTGCTGCTGATCAGGAATCCAGGCACCCTTTTCGATTTGATTTTTTAGCGGGGTGATGTGTACACCGCTAATTTTATTACCTGCTTTATCGTAATAGCAACCTGTAAGCAGTGTTTTGCCGGCATTATCGGCTCCGGCAAGGTATTTATCTATTTGATCGCGTACTTCTTTGTAGCAACCTCTTCTGCGCTCTTTGTCATCCTTAATTTTCAGCCATTCGGTCTTACCGTATTGGCTTTCCATGTATTCTTCAGTAACTTCAATATGCCACACCATGTTAGCCTGATTCTTAAGCAGTGCGCGCAGTGTGCGTTTGATATCGGCAGCTATTTCCAGTGTTTTGCTGTTGATTATTACTTCTGTATTGCACATTTCGTAATAATACCGGCCATTGCTAACCGGGCGTATGCGTTGGATGAAGTTGTACCCGGTATTGGTTTGCTGAAGGTGTTGCAGCGGAAACTTAGTATTGAGTACATCTACAACCATGTCCTCCTCTTTTTTGTGAGCTTCCCAGTCGCTGTTGATGTACAGCTTCAGTACTTCGCGCTTGGCTTTGTCTTGCTTACCCCAACGGCACCAGGCGGCATCTTGCCTGAACAGGCGTCCTATGCGTTGGCGATTGGCAGTAAGCACATGTTCGGGGAATATGTTGCCCAAAGTTTCGTAGTCCTCTACAAATGCTTTATACAGGTAAGTGTTTACTTCATTTTCAAGCATCCACTCATCTATTTCGGCATCTTCAAAAAATTCGATATATCGCTGGCCGTTGCTAACAACCTCACGGTAGTAGGTGATACCGGCACCGGCATGTACAGATTTATTGAACTCGTTGGCCCGGTACAGTATTTCATTTTTGCTCATGGCATCAATCACCTGCTTGGGCGTGTCGTTGGATTCGCCCCAACGTACATAATCAAACTGATCGGTTGTTTTTTCAACAATAGGTACGGCAGGTTTAGCATTGGGTTTCATTTCGGCAGTCAGTACCGAAGTTTGACCTATACTTATTCCTATTGCATCTTTTTTTAAATCTTCCATTAGTACACTACTTGTTGGCCATTAAAAGTGATGAGCATGCGTATGCGCATTTTGCGAATTGCCCCGCTATCAACTATCTTTAAGTTGCGGGTTTTGTTGGCAAAATGGTTGGGTTGTGATGGGGTATTGATGCGCTCGGTAGGTGGTGTTTCTGATTTTTTGCCAGTAAACGGCTTTTTGTCGAAGCTAAGCACAGCGCTATCTACCGTTATAATCTTACCTCCCTCATTGCGTTGGCGGCTGTAGGTTACATATTGGCAGCTGAATGGCAATAGGTTGCCATCAGGGCCTCGCTGTTCCATTATAGCAAGAGCATCGCGCATCAAAATCATAGCTCAAAGCTCGGGATGGCTGAAAGAAAAAAGGGGACAACAAAAAAGCCCCGATTAAGGGGCTTCGTTTGGCTGGGAATCTTCCCAAATTAGATAGGATTTATACCAGTCGGCCATGCGCCTGAGAACTGGATCAACCTTATCGTTCACATCACGTGGCATCATTGCGCCTGTAGGTTCAATCCAAGATATAGTAAACAAGAAAATATCTTTATCATGATCAAGCCTACCCACAGAATAAGCCTGATTTAGTATATATTGAACTTTAGCCACTTCAGTATTATTAAAACAATGGACTTCGGCTAGCAGCATGGGATATCTATTGTGTAAAATAAACAATCTATCCACTGATTTTGCAGCAACAGGATTGCTACATAGCATAAATGCGGGGGTTTTTTCAGCTTTGTATACCATATTATATCTGCCAGTTATTATTCCGGTGGCGCTCCGGTTAAATGAAAAACAAATATACAAAAATACCTATAATCCAAGCGGTCTTTTGCTACTTTTCTGGCGCACCAGAAAAGTAGCGCGGGCAACACGAAAAGGCGCATTTCTGCACCTTTTCGTTAGCTGTGTTGCACTTACTGCGCTTTTACGACTTAAACAACTGCCTCGCTATTGCCACCTTTAAATCCTTTGTAAGCTTTAGCTGCTGGCTTACGTGGTGCACCTGCCTGTCAATCGTTTGTAAAGTGCTGATTAGCTTTTCCGCTTTTGGCTGTCGCTGCTCCCATCCTTGCAAAAGCAATACCAGCGCATCACTTAAACGAATGTACGGGATGACAGAGCCTTTAATGTATGGCTCGTAATACCTACCCACCCAAAGCGCATATGCAATCTGATAAAGTTCGGGCGTGTCGGTTTCCACGCTAAAGCAATTTGGGATAGGCGACAACATAGGGCGTCCGCTGTGCAGTCCTTTGCACTGAATGTAAAATGTGCCTCGCTTCCCTTCTCGGTATTGGCTTACTCTTACTTGCATGGCGTTACCCTCCTAATATTTAGGCTGCCGTCAGCGTTGGGCGTAAGCTCTACCACATCACCCACTTTGAAGCCAAGATTTAAAAGATACTTACCCGCTATGCGCACACCTGGCACATAGCTTTTACCTTGTGGCACGTTCACAACTCCCAGAGTGCGAACCTGCAATTTTTCAGATTTTGACATTTTTTTTTTGCCTGTTTTGGTCGGGTGGCGCTCCCGTTTTAAATTGTACAGCAATATACGCAAAAGCCCAGTAAATACAAGGGTTTCAGCCGTTTTTTGTTCTGTTTTTTTAATATTTTATACTCTGACTTTCAATGTGTTACAAAGCGTACAAAGCTTTGTATTTTTCTGACTTATACCCTTTTATGATTTGTATTTTACACATCATAAAAGGGCTTTTCGAGCAGAACCCCGCCCGCGCGCTGAGGGCGATTTGCAGTTGCAGCAGCAAAATGTAGAAATTACTGTACACCCTTGCAACCCCGACAGGCTGCGCCTGTCCCACTATATACAATAAGCTATGCCATGTGCATTGAGTGCGTAGCACACCGCTTGTACCACTACTACACTATCCTGTGCATGATATACCTATCATGCTCAGGATGCCGATGATGGGGGTGCAATTGTGCTGGAGTGAATGAGCAATAAGTGACGAATGATCGGGCCAGCTTGCGGACCGTAATGAGGAACGTTGCGCAATGAATGACAGCTCTATTGCACATAGCTTGGATGCGTTAGGGATAGGAGCAAGCTACCATGTAGCGCGTATAGCCCGACCCGCAGGGGAACGCCTATTATACCATACCCATAAACCTGTTGACTGACTCATCTATATCTTTCCGGAATTTTGAAAATAGTACAATGTCGAAACAATCAGTAACGTGTGTAGCCTGCTCTTGTGGTATTATATCACTTCTCTCACTTCCTTTATCTTTCTTCAGTTCACCGGCTATCAACTTAATGGGGGTGTTATACAATGCTATCTTAGCGTTAGGACAGTTCTCTTCATTTATTCTTACCTTAGGCAAACGCGCATCTTGTTCGCTCAACATCAGGTTAATGAATTCATACTTATCTCTGTGTTGCGGGTTTTCATCGAAGCTCATTAGTCTTACAATCCATCTTTTCTCATAGAGGAGTCGCTCGACCAGTTCGGCATATGTTTCTTTACTGTTTGCCACATTCGTATTCCCGTTGCGGTCGTAATACAGGTAAATAATACGCTCGGTGTGATGGGCGTAATATAAATCAAACTTATCAATAAGGTCATGAATAATGTCGGGTTGGATGGCAAAGAACTCATTCAGGATATTGTACCGGTGGTGTTGGTTATCTTCCTGGCATACGAGCATTGAATTAATTTTACCTCCCCAATCAATTACTAAATCTAGCGGTTGATTGCTATTACAGTCTAAATCACCTATGGAGCTATCAGGCACTTGTATGTCTATTTTAGTGTTATCAAAATAACTGTAGTTAAAGTCGGTATAAAAATGATGCTTATTTAACTGCGGGTAAAACCTGCGGCCATGCTCCAAAGCTTCGGGTCTTTTATTGAGGATGGATGTTTCGAAGATAAAATCCGGCAGGTTTCTGCGTTGGGTTTTGATGTAATCAATACCCAACACATCAATATTATCGAAGCTGCTAGCTTCGAGGAAGTGAGTAAGGCCTTTGCGTAGGGCTTTTATTTTGTTATTGATGCTATTCATGTCCCACTCCAGTTGAGTGAATGTACGGGGCGATTTTGCCCGTTTCATGGCAGCATAGCAGTCTTGCAGTTTCAGTTGAAGTTGAATAATCAGCTCGTTGGTCTCAGGTTCGTTAAATTCTTCAGCATCGAGCAGCCATTTGGCTTCTGGGGTAGTTGGCATATCGGTAGTCCAGGTAATCATCCTGTATTGTGGCATATCCCGATATTGAGGCATACCGCGAAGGGTTGGCATAATGGATTCGAGCAAGTCTTCATAATCAAGAAGCTTAGCTTCATCACCATGAAGGGATTGAAGATTTAAACCGTTTGAGTCGTTTTTTCTGTCCTGGCTGCTCATGCTAATGATTGAACCGGTGAACCAATGTATCACATTTTCCCAATCAGCAGGTGGTTCATCAGGCTCGGCAAACCTCAGTTTTTTATCAGCACGCCTCCCGATCACGAAGTGTAGGTCCTGAATGAAGCCTAGTTTTTTCCATCCTGAAACTGTGGCTGGAAGTGTGCGGGTTTTTATTTGCTTGTATGTTTTAGCAAGTAGGCCATTGTTTGACCTGGGCATTGATATGCAACAGTCGGCCATACGTGGTGCAATAACACCGGTACTTTTACCTGTACCACGACCGGCAATACAATACAGTGTGGGCGCACCTATCAAAAATGCGCGCAGCTGCATTTTGTTGTAATGTAGGGTGCGCTCACTCATCTTCTTTAACTATTTCGGCATCTTGTATATTCAGGTTGCGTTTACTTTGCACGGCAGTCCATAGTCTGCGTACTTCATCATCAGGCAGGCGCTCGGCTCCAACGATTTCGGGAGAGAATGTGATATTTACCTGAACGCTTCTACGCAGTTCTTCCCAATCAGGCATATCGATAGGATCATGTGCCGGGTCTAGGTATTTTTGGAGAATACCTTCAATGCTTGCCATTTCTTTTAATTTCCCTTCGGCAAAAGCTTTGTAACTGGCTTTTTTCAAAAACTCGATGCGCAGTATGCGTTCGTAGTTACGGTTGCTCTGTTGGGTTTTGCCAAAAAATATCTCAGCCGAGCGAATTTCCAAACGGGCCGTGCTATCGCTGATGTCATTAAATCGAATTTTAAATAATTCGCGCACAAACTCTTCCCCTTTGTGCTGATACTTTAGTTTCAGCTGATGGGCAACCTGCCACATCTCAAACCGGTGTTTTAGTTCTTCCGGAAATTTATCAATCGGCACATTACGGTCAAACAGCTTGATAGCTGTTTCAACCGTTTTCTCCATGTGCATAATGGTAGGGTTAGGCATCTGATTTAAGTATTTTTAGGTAGTTTATTTGATTGGTAAATGATTTGGCTATTTCAACCTGAGCAGGGGATGAGCCACTAAGTGCGGAGTTATACAAGGCATTACGAATTTCGAGCTGTGCGGACAAAGATCCGCGCATGTATGCTACATGTACCGGGTGTGCATCATTGAAAAAGCATTTTTCAAATTCATCCACCGGCACGCCAATGATGATGGCAATTTCACGCACGGTAAATGCCCTGGAAGCAAACTGCTCTATTTCCTTCAGTTGTTCTTCGGTGTACATATTTTATCGTTTAAAAAATCAATAAAAAGCTGCACGGCTTGTACATCGGTAGTAATGGCACCGGCTTCTAGTTTATTGTTACGGTTTAGGTTCATGCTGCTTACGATCAATACCTGGTGCGTATCGTTTTTAAGCACAATAATTTTAGCATGGCTGGGATAAACGCAGTACGCAGTAGCTATCTGCATGGCTATTTGAATCTCTTGGGGCTTTATTTTCTTCACCTGCTCGCTAAACATAAAATAAAGCTCACGTATTTGCCCGGCTTGCTTACGGTTGGCAATTTGGCGCATGGTATGTTCATTAATGCCATAGGTTGTAAGCCATACATCAGCCCATGTCATTTGGGTAAGGTAGGCTGCAATCATCTGGTGAGCACTCCATCGCTTATCGCTAATAAAAAAAGCGTTGGCGCTATTGTCAATAGATGGCAACAGCTCATCAATTTCTTTTAGATTACTTAAATCAATAGCATTAGCTGCAGCAATGGATTTGAATGCAGCAGCTGTACCACCTACAATGGCCGTATTTGTATCATTAAATTTGAACACGCTCATTCATTATCCTTTCAATTTTGGTAAGTACAACTTGCCATTTGGCTTTTTTAAGCATCAGTTTTTCTGCAGCCTCATCGCTCATTTTACTATCCATGAGGCGGGTGTTTATTTTGCTGATGTAAGTAGGAATATTTTTGCTCAGCTTCACTACATCGCCTATGGTTTTCACATCGGCAATGTCTTCATCGGGTGGTAGGCATTTATGCTCAGCGTAGTAATCAATCTGATACCAGCAATGGTCTATGAGTTTATCCAACTCATCAATTTTTATAGCAGCCTGTAGGCGTTGCTCATCGGTGGGCAGGGTGGCAAGCGTAGCATGGATGGCAGCCATTTCTTTGAAGCTGATATTCTTCAGCTCGATGATGGGTTTCAGCACATCCTCGTTTTGTGGCTTGGCAATTTTAGGGCTGGCATTTATGATCAGTTCAATGCTACGCTTAACCGGTTCGGGTTTTTGCAGCTTTTTTAGCTCATCGCGTAGCTTGGTGCGGGTAAAGGTGTTTTCGCCACTTTCAAATAGCGACAGCAGCACACCGTTATTACTGGTACGTTTATACAGAAGTACACCACTATGGTAATTGGCGGCAGGTTCGGCCAGCCATTCGGCAATTGTCATGTAGCGAAGTACGTATTTGGCAATTGCCTAACGGGGACAGGCTATTTGCCTTTAAACAACCACACACGTTCCGGGTTATTTTTAATCGGTACGCTTTTATAGCCAAAATCGGACAGCATTAAATTAATGCTGCTAACGCTTTGCCAATCAACACCGCTATTTACAGCCAGTTCCTGTATATCCTCCGTAGTGATTACATCATCGCCCAATTCATCTACAGCTATGTAGTGGAGCTGTATCAATTCAGCATACTCTTCGCGGGTGGTTTTAGTTTTTGTGCTCATAAAAATATGGTGTCAGGGTGTCGCTGTCATACTACTCAATAAAGTAATATCGCCCTTTGTTACCTCGGGGCCACCCTGACATGTGTGTAGCACAGCATAATCAGAGTGAGTAATATGACAGCGATACAAAGGTGCGGTTTTTCAGTCAAAAAAAAAGCCCTAGCAGTATGCCAGGGCTTTAAACAAACATGTAACCAATTATGAAAACAAACTACTCTTTTGAGTTCTTCTTGGTTGTTTTTTCTTTCAGGTACGGAAACCCTTTGCTCACAAGGTCAGCCGCACCATCCAGTGTCATTTCGGTTAGGTTTATTTCGCCCCAACCCGGCCAGTATGCATGTAGTTGGTCACCCACTACTTCATACTTTTCGGCTACTTCCGGTTTTAGTTTCAACTTATCCATGCTTCAGCACTCCTTTCTTATGAACCAGGCGTTAAAGGAACAGCTGCCGCATACGTGTATGGAGTCTCACCGCTAGCGCTAAAGGTGATTTCAGCACCCACATCATCCCCGGCTTTCTCGCCTGTTTTCCACGAAAATTCTTTCAGCGAGCAGGGCAGGTCTTCAGTACCAAGTTGGTGAATTTCGCCATCGCGGCCCGGTGCCAGTATGATAA